GCAATGGGAACTTGGACTTTAGATGCAGGTTATGGCGTAGATGACCTATCTGCCTTTGTCACTAGCATGGGCGAAGTCATTGTTTATAAAGGAACTAATCCTAGTAGTGCTGATTCGTGGTCTGAAGTCGGTGTATGGCAGATGGGTCAAACCTTTGCTAGACGGTGCTTTTTCAAGTTTGGCGGTGATTTACTCTTGCTAACCCAAGACGGCTTAGTGCCAATGTCTGCCGCCCTGCAATCATCACGCCTAGACCCCCGTGTAAATTTAACCGACAAGATATATTACGCTGTAAGTCAAGCGGCAACCAATTACTACGCTGAATTTGGCTGGCAAATTAACTATTTTGCTAGTGAAAATATGCTGATTTTAAATATTCCTGTTGGCACAGGATATGAGCAATATGTCATGCACACGATTACTAAGTCATGGGCTAGATTTACCAATATAAACGCTATTTGTTGGGAAGTTTCAGGAAACAACAAGATTTACTTTGGTTCAGACGGTTTTGTGGCAGAGTTTTATGCTGATACATCCGATGGTGGCAATAATATTGTTGCAAATTGCCAGCAAGCCTATAGCTATTTTGATAGTCGTGGTCAATTAAAACGATTTACATTGATTCGCCCAATTCTTCAAACTTCTAACGGCATTCCAACAGTTTTATGCGGTATTTCAACTGATTTTGATACCGTACCCTTGACCAATCAAATTACTTTTAATCCAGCACTAACAAATTTGGCAAAATGGGATGTAGCAAAGTGGGATGAAGCAAATTGGGGTGGTTTTTTGACAACCACTAAAAATTGGCAGGGCGTATCAGGGTTAGGATTTAGTGGATCAGTTAACATTAATGTTGCATCGCAAGGTATTGAATTTCATTGGGCATCAACCGACTATGTAATGGAAAAAGGTGGAGTTCTGTAGTGCTATGTTTTGATAAAGACTTATTAGGCCAATTTATAGCCAATAAGTTAAACATGGTATGGACACCCGAAAATTCCACAACAATTGGATGGGTCAAGGATGGAATAGAAGCAGTAGTTTGGTATGAGGATTTTAATAAAAGGTCAGTAACTTGCCATATTTATCTTGAAAAAGGCTTAAATAAGCAATATTTACATACCATTTTTGATTATCCTTTTGTACAATTGGGGGTAGATAAGATTATTGCCCCAGTAGTTAGCAGTAACGACAAGTCGGTAGAGTTTGTCAAGAAATTGGGGTTTGAGGAACAAGCACGATTACTTGATGTTTTTCCTACTGGAGATTTGTTGTTTTTTGTAATGTCAAAAGACAAATGTAGATTTTTAGGAGAAAGATATGGGAAAGTCAGCTAGTGCTCCCCCAGCACCCGACTATACAGCAGCCGCAAAAGAAACAGCGGCAGGAAACCTTGATGCGGCAAGAGCCGCTACTGCGGCTAACCGTGTAAACCAAGTTACCCCTTACGGTAAATTAGATTACACCATTAGCGGTCAAGACCCTTATGGCAATCCTACTTGGACAGCCACACAATCCCTTGCTCCTGAACAACAAAAGCTATTAGATTACCAAAACCAAGCCAGTTTAGGTCTTGGCGAATTAACTGGTAAAGGTTTAGGTTATGTCAACAAAATGTTGGAAACCCCGTTTGATACAAGCAAATTGCCGACTACAGGGTTTAACCCTAGTCAGTCGTATCAAGATGCTTATATGCAAAGACTTCAGCCACAAATTGCACAAAGCCAAGAAGCCTTAGATGTAAAACTAGCTAACGCTGGTATTCCTGTTGGCTCGGAAGCATACAAACGAGCACAAATTACAGAAGGACAAAGAGTAAATGATTTATTAGCTTCTGCAACTACAGCAGGTTTTGGTGTTGGTCAACAAGCCCGTCAATCTGCCTTGCAAGAACAAGCCTATTTGCGTAACGAGCCATTAAACACGCTAAACGCTGTTAGATCAGGAGCACAGGTACAAGGCCCTACTTTTGTAAACTCTGCTCAACAAGCCAATACTGCTGGGCCTGATATTTTGGGTGCAACGCAGATGGGTTACAACGCTAATTTAGCCGCTTCTAATGCTCAAAATGCCGCTAACAGTCAAATGACACAAGGTTTATTTAGTCTTGGCGGTGCGGCTTTAATGTCCGATATTCGTACTAAAGAAAACATTGAAGTTATTGGCGTAGCTGAAAACGGATTGACTGTTTACAAATATGAATACAAGCCTGAGTTTAAAGACCATGAATTAGCTGGAAAAGGCGTTCACTACGGCTACATGGCTCAAGAAGTAGAACAAGTCTACCCTTACGCAGTTAAAACCCTAGATGACGGCTATAAAGTCGTAGATTACGGATTACTATGAACCCATATATTCTTCAAGGTCAGCCAATGCAAGATGTTGGCGGATTAAGTCCTGTATTTGCAAACTTTGGTCAGCAACAAGCTAATCAACAGGCGGCACTTGCACAACAAAACCAATTGGCTAATCAAGCAGGGCAAACGCAAGGCGGTGCTGGAGTTAATCAACTTGCATTAGCAATGATGTTGCGTAAAAAAGACCCTAAAAAACCTGATTACGATGGATGGCAAACTTCAGGTGATAACACTTATTTTGGTTCTAACAGCAATGGTATGGGTGCTGGTGAAGGATATAGTGGTATGAACGCAGAATTAGGACTATAAAATGGCCGCTGACATTGGAACACTAACACCCGAACAGATGTTGCAACAGCAACAGATATTACGCCAACAAAAATTGTCTGAAATGCTTATGCAAAAAGGCATGGAGCAACCACAAGGTCAAATGGTTAGCGGTCACTATGTTGCCCCTAGCATATTCCAAAGTCTTGGTAATTTAGCTAATGTTTACATGGGTCAAAGAGGAGTAGAAAAAGGTGAACAAGCCCAATTAGATTTAGCTAAAGCTATCCGTGAACAAAAAATGGGTGTATTGGAAAACATCAATTCAGCGTTAGACGCAGGTGACCTGAAAAAAGCACGGTCTATTGCTACTGCTAATCCTGAATATGCTGGTCAATTTGCCGCACCTTTGATTGCTAATGCAATTCCTAAAACACCTGATGCTGTTGCTAAATTCAAGTTTGCACAAACTCCTGAAGGTGGAAATTTTAAAGGTACATTGGCTGATTTTGAAAATCAAATGACGCCTTATCAAAAGCAATCATTAGCTTTACAAGCGGCTAGTCAAAACAAGCCACAACTTGTTGAAACAGCTAACGGTTATGTTGCTGTAAATCCTAATAACCCAAACCAAGCTACACCTGTTATGTTTAATGGTCAACAATTAATGGGTAATAAAGGCAATTTACCTGAAGGTGCTACAAAACAAGTAACTGGTGCTACAAACCTTAAAGATGCTATTGTTAATTACAAAGACACTTTAAAAGACTTCAGCACATTGGATATGGTTAACCCTGATGCAAGAGCAAAAATGGGTAATGCCTACAACAATATGATGTTGCAAGCCAAAGAAGCATACAACTTGGGTGTTTTAAATGGCCCTGACTATGCTATTTTGCAATCAGTAGTTAAAGACCCAACCAAAATGGGTGCTTTATTAACAAGTAAAGACGCTTTGCAATCGCAGGCAACTGATCTTTCCAAGCAAGCAGACAAAATTATTGAGAATGTATACAAAACACACAACAGAACTGTTCCTGCTAACTTGTTAAAGCCTACACCACCTGCTCCATCTGCTAAAAAAGACGGAATCCCTGCTGGAATAACGCCAGCAGAATGGAACGCTATGTCCCCTGCTGACCGTAAATTATTCGATTAGGCAAAATAATGGCTGACTTTACAATAGAACAACAGAGAGCATTGGCATTAGCTAGGGCTAGAGCCAACATTAATGCCGTTCCCGAACAAGGGAATATGTATACGCAATCTGCTCAAGATATTCAATATGACGCTAATGGTATTCCTTTGAATACATCGTCTTATGGTTCTGCCCCTACTGGTGGCACAGAATACGCTAGACAAGCCTTAACAACTGCGGCCGCTTTGCCTATAAATATAGCAACTGGTGTAGCTAAAAATGCAGGTGGTTTGGCTCAAACTGTACAGCGTTACTTTGGCGGAGATCAGCCATCTCAATTAACACTTTCAGACCTTGTTACTAGCAATAAACCTGTTTTAAAACCTGTTGGCATGGGTGAAGAAATGCTAAATGCCATTAATCAAATTGAAACAGGTACACAGCAACAATCAGGTTCACCTAATCTGCTTAAAGGTGCAAGCATGGTTGGTCAAGCCGCCCCCTACTTTGCTACTGGTGGCAGAATTGGTGCTATTCCTAGTTTTTTAAATACTGCAAAAAATGTTGGTCAAGGTGCTTTAATTGGTGCTGGCTCTGCGTTAGCAACTCCTGAAGAAATTGGACTAACACCTGAACAATTTAGAGAAGCCAAAAATAAAAATATTGGCATCCAAACAGCATTAGGCGGTGCTTTTCCTATTGCTGGAGAATTGGTATCAAAGACGGTTAATGCTTTGCGTGGCACAAAATTAAGCCCACAAATGCAAACTGCCGTTGCAGAAGCAAGAGATTTAGGTTACACAGTACCACCAACCCAAGCTGGTGGTGGCATTATTAATCAAGCATTAGAAGGTCTTGCTGGCAAAGCATCTACAGCACAACTAGCTAGTATCAGAAACCAAGACATTACAAATAAAATGGCGGCTAAATCTTTGGGATTGGCGGAAGATACTGTTTTAAATCCTGATGTCATTAAGGCGGTTAGAACCGAAGCTGGTAAAGCCTACGAAAACTTAAAATTATCAGGCACAATTAAAACTAGCCCTAAGTTTATACAAGCATTAGATGACATTAAGCCGTATCAAGATGCTATGCAGGCGGCTAAAGACTTTCCTGAAGATGCAATTAATCCTATTATCAAAATTGTCGATTCTTTGAAAAGACCTAATTTTGATGTAAATTCAGCCGTTTCTAAAATTAACATTTTGAGAAATGATGCTGATAAAGCGTATAGAAGTGGTGATAAAGCACTTGGAAAAGCCAATAAAGAAGCAAGCCAAGTCCTTGAAAATACTATTGAAAATCATTTAGCTAATACAAAACAAACCGATTTACTTGATAAATTTAGGGATGCAAGACAGCTTATTGCTAAGTCTTACGAAGTAGAAAAAGCAATGAACGCTACAACAGGTTCAGTAAACGCACAGAAATTGGCTTCCCGTTTACAAGCTGGCAAACCTTTAAGTGGCGAATTAAAAGACATTGCTAAATTTAGTTCAGCCTTTCCAAAAGCCAACCAAACTCCTGAAAAAATTGGTAGTTCTATTGGTTTAAGTCCTTTAGATTACACAGTAGCAGGGGCAACGGGCGGTGCGTCTTTATTGTCAGGCGAGAATGAAGGCACATCGGGAGTAGCAACATTAGCCGCTTTGTTGGCTAGACCTGCCGCTAGAAAAGCTGTTTTATCTAACCGTATGCAAAACAGGTTGATTCAACAACAAGCAACACCTGCTGGCCCAATAAGTCAGGCTTTGCCATCTTTGGATGAAGCACAGCAATTAGCTAAAATGTTAATAATGCAACGATCAGGAAGTACATCGGAGAATAGAAAATGAGTAGAAACGGATCGGGTACTTATACCCTGCCTGCTGGTAATCCAGTAGTAACCAATACAACGATTAGTTCTACTTGGGCTAATACTACCCTTACTGACCTTGCTACCGCATTAACTAATTCTATAGCGTCAGATGGTCAAACACCTATTACTGGAGCATTACAAATGGGTGGCAACAATATACAAAATGCTGGAACAGTCACGGCTGTTACTGGTATATTTGGTGGTTCATTTTAAGGAAAAATTATGGCTCAGACAAACTTTACGCCCATCAGCCTGTACTATAGCACCACGGCTTCTGCCGCACCTACGGCTGGCAATCTAGTAGCTGGTGAATTAGCAATAAACACCAACGATGGCAAGTTATTTTATAAAGATTCTAGCGGTGTAGTGCAAACTATTGCTTCTAAAGCTGGAAACCTTAATGTTTCTTCATTTAGCGGTGGCACAACTGGTTTAACACCAAATACAGCTACTACAGG